ATTTGTGTTGCTGTGATTGTATTTGTTGCAATTTCTGATGCTGTAATTGTGTTAGCTGTTATTTTTGCAGCAGTTACAGAGTTTGCTGCCAGTTCATTTGCCGTAATTGCATTTGCAGCAATTTTAATTGTTGTAATTGCATTAGATGCTATCTCGTCTGCTGTAATTGCTCCTGCATTAATTTTGGCTGTAGTTATAGCGTTAGCAATTATTTTGTCTGATGTAATCGCATTCGTTGCTATGTTGCCTGCAATTATTGTTCCTGCTGCAATTTCGTTTGTTGTAATTTGATTTGCAGCTATTTTTACACTTGTGATGGAGTTTGCTGCGAGCTTATCTGTTGTAACTGCATTAGCGTTTATTTTAGCGGCAGTAATAGCATTACTTGCAATTTCATTAGCTGTAATTGTTCCTGCAACTATTTGTGTTGCTGTCACTGAATTAGCTGCAATAGAATCTTGATTAACAGCATCTGTTGCTATTAAAGCATTAGTTACAGCATCATTAGCTATTTGCAGTGTGTCTATAGTGCCATTGACTAAATTACCGCCCACTATAGTTGTTGGAGCAATCTCATTACTCGTAATAGTATTTGTCGCTATTTTGGCTGCTGTTATAGCATCCGAAACTATTTGCGCTGTATCAACTGCGTTATTTGCAATTTTGGCTGCAGTAACTGAATCAACACCTAATTTTGCTTCTGTAATTGCACCTGCTGCAATAACATCTCCCTGTATGGCTGCAACTGCTATTTTGGCGTTAGTTACAGCTTCTGCTGCAAGTTTTAGAGTTGTTATTGAGCCATCAGCAACGCCTGCTGCTGCAAAGTTACCGTTTACTGAACTACTAAAGCTTGAGTGTTGCCCTGAGTGATTGATTGCTCGCACCCAAAAGTAATAAGTTGTACCTGCTGTAAGACCATCTTGATCTCCAAACAAAGTAGTCGTTATTGCATTAGGCTCACCTGCAATTGTTTCAACCAAATCGTTATCATTTGTTGGAGTTGAATTAGTTGTTTTCCTATAAACCTTAACTGCTCGCAGATCAGTCACATTTGGATTAGTCCAAGATACAAGAATCATTGTACCGCCAGTTGTTGCTGATAAATTTGTTGGTGCGTTTGGTGTAGTTCCTGCTTCTGCTATTGCTATACTTACTACGCTTGTATAAGCACTAGCCACACCATTAACATCTATGTGTCGTATCTTGACATTATAAGTGCTACCCACCACCACATTAGGAATAGATGCGCTTGTTACACCTTTACCTGCTGTGAAGTCTGATGTGTAGTTTGCATCTCCGTTCAGCTTATAAGTTATTTCAGTAAGCACAACTTTATCACTAGCGTTGTTAGTCCAAGATACAATTATGTCTACCTTACTGGTTGTGCCGTCAATGGCGTTCTGCTGTGCAAGGGAAAGGTTTGACGGTGCGGTTACACTGTAATTACCTGTTGACACATCAGAGCCTTCTGCTTGACCTGTGGTGTAATCATTTGTTGCAAAGTTAAATACAGATGCTTCTACTTCTTTAAGTTCTAATCTTGTTGCTATAACTGGAACATCCCCATCCTGTATAACTTCCATATTAGTAGACAAGACTTCAAAAGTTTTTTGTGTATAACCAAGCCTTTCATTTGTTAAGTACACCCAATCATTCGGTTGACACCTCATAAATTGCAAGCTAACTAAAACTGATAAAGATGTTGACTGTCTTTGGCTTTTTAATGCTATGCGACCCAATCTTTGTGCCATAGTATCCGTAACAGTAAATGGCAATTGTGTTTCCATTTGCTTTACATAATTTGCTGTGCTTTCACCACTAGGAGTGTCTTCATTTAAGAATGTTGAATCTTGATAAACTTCTGCATCTGTTGATATGTAGTTAAGTCCTCTATCAACATATATAGGTTTCACTGAGTTGTATAAATCACCACTGCTTGAATTTGTAGAAATAGAAATTGGTGCTAATAAGTCATCATCAGTAATTGTTAAGGTTGGTGTTTGTGATGCACCTGCAAACACTGTAAATTGTCCATTCACATATGACATTTTCCCTGCCATAGAGCTAAGTACAGATTCTAAAACACCATTTCCGTTAGCACTAAAATTAGTAAAACCATTTGCTGTATATCTTGTTTCTGTTGTTACACCATCTGCTAAAGTTACATTTTGATCGCAAGTATTTGCAGCAGAAGCAATACCACCTGCATTAGTAGTGTCATTTATCTCAGATGCTTTGGCTTTTAAACCATATTGTGTATCTGTTAAATAATCTCTAATAATTAAAGCAGGGTTTGATCTTTGTAAATCCGTTGTTGCGTTTGCACCTGTTCGTGGGTCATAAATATTTTTACCCTTAACTTTGAATGATACTGCAGGCATCCCACCACCAAACTTTTCTGCATCAAAAACCATTTGTATATACACATAAGCAACACCTAAAAATTTGTCAGTTGTACCCATGCTTCCAAGCTGTGCATCCATAAAACCATTGACTGCTGTTTGACTACCATCTTCAAAAGAGTAACGAACCAATCTACCACTACCAAAATTATTGTCATTTTCAGTGTTAGTAAAATCAGCATTAGTTACTGTGTAGACTGTTGAACCACTTATTGTTGATGTTGAGGTTGTAGTATCTATATCATTTAGTCTAAGCGTTTCTAGGCTTTCAATTTCATGCCCTGCAATAGCAACTACCATGTGTAATAAATAATTATCTGTGCCTGTGGTTTCTATATGAACCATAGTTCCACCTACACGACATTCTCCATAGACAATTTGTCTTGGTGCAAGTGGTGCACGAGTTGCAAATTTTGTACCAAAATTTCCTGCAGATGCATCAATTCCCTTGGATGTCATCTTTCCTATGACACTTGCTACAAGTGTTGTTGCAAAAGTTGTTGCTGCTAAAGCTGTGAGTGCACCTGAAGCTAATGCTGTACCACCAAATACTGGAGCTAACAGTGCACCACCAATAACTATTATAGTTGCAATTAAGGCTTGTTTAATCTGTTTAGCCATTAATTAAATCTCCAAACTCTATACGCTAATTCGCTATCAACAACACCTATCCCATCATCCGTTGGCGTAAGTATTCCAAATCCATTGCACATACCTACAAGGCTAGAACCATTTTGTTCGTAAATAACAAGATCACCACAAGTCATAAAGGCTTTATCTATTTCACCTACACCTTTTGCATTACAAGCTTTTTCTATGCTTGTTTCTAAATCACCACCATATGATTTTATGGCTTTCATAGCACTTTCTTCGTCTTTCCATTTTAGCTTCTTGGGTATTAAATCTTCACCTGTAATTTGTTTGATAAGAGCATTGCTAAATTTACAACAATCATTCTTTCCCCACTCAAAAGGAAAGTTATTGTTTTTTACAAAGTCGTGAAACATAGGTTCCCAATTAGGTAATTTCTTCATCTTGTATTTGCTAAATGATCGCCACTTCCTGCATGATCGTTAGTACCGCTACCACCGCCGCCGCCACCTGCGGTGCTTGATGTTTTACCCCAATTTATTTGTTTATCTTGTAAGGATGCAACACGGTTAAAACCTGTGTCGCCTGAGTGTAAAAAGTTTTGTGATTCTTTTGTGTATCTAAGGTTAGATGGTCTGTCTAGGTCTACAAGTCTATTTTCTGCATCTATCGTTACTGTGCTGCCTTCAGGCGTGTCGTTAATAACAAGGCTAGTCATTCTTCCTTTAAACAAAGTAAGTGTTCCTGCAACCTCATTTGTTCCCCCCATAACATATCCCATAAAGATTGTTATAGGTCTATTTTGATAGTTTTCTGTAAGTGCGTAATTAACAATGGTTGTGTCCATTCCTGATAGGGCAACCACTAATCCATTAGACTTTAATTCAAGATTATCTTCTGAGTTGCTTATTGATAATAAATTACCTGCTCCTGTATATGTATCTGAGCCTATTACAAGATCATCTGTGCCTGACCATACAAAAATATCATCAGTATCAAACTCTGCTTTGACTGCAAAAAATAAAGCTTGTTCGTCTGCTCCTAGACGATTTACGATAGAACTATCTAAACCTTGTCTAGTAGCCATTTAGATTACCTCAATACAAGAAAAACTAATGCCGTAGTTAGATATTCGGTCTGCTGACCAACTTACCTCATTAGATATGAGCCTGAATGTTCCTTTTGGATTTGTGAATACTGCGTAATGTCCTGTTGCTAGATCTGATCTTAACTTGGGTTGTATGGCTACACCATAGAAATCTTTTGCACCATCAGCCGTAGCAGTTGCATCTTCTGTAACCATCACTATCTGTGTGGGCGTGCCTGTGGTGTTTGCAGCCGATTGTATCTGTAAGTAGTCTCCTTTCTTTATAGTGCCACTAGCAGCGTTTGTGGAAGCGAGAAGCGATAATCCAGTAGCACCCTTTACATTAGTTCTTACTTTGCAACTTGCTGTATTAGATTCTGTGGTAAATGTACTTGTTGTTACGACTTCTGTAATGCTTGATACACTACTTATCTTATGTGTTCCGTTGTTATCTTCATTAGTTGCACCAGTAACTACTATAAAATCACCAACCTTTGCACTTCCAAAAGTAGAAGCACCTGCTGTTATAGTTGAACCACTAAAAGAAAGTGTTACTGAGCTACTGTTTGTTCTTAGCTCAGATGTAAGATGCCCTGTGCTATATGTTCCTGTGTTTGTAAGTGCATCAGGGTCAGCAAATTTAAAGTGATTGACTGTACCGTTTAATTCTAAAAGAAAAGACTGCCATTCAACGGCTTGCGATCTTCGCATTGGTGGTAGTGATACTTCTGCTGTCCAATAGACACCATCAAATTCCTGTGTCTTTGTCTTGCCAGTAAATGGACTCGTTGTAGTTCCTACTGTTCTTATAAGAGTCCAATTGCTTCTTACGAAGTTAGGACTTGTGGGCATTGATATTAATTTAGCCACCTTGCAACATTCTCCTATAGTTACCACCACGCATTGCAGCTTCAGCTACAGCACCTTTTGTTACATCTGCTATCTGTGGCATCATTTTTATAACTTCTGCTCTTACTGTAGGCACAACACCTGTAGCAAAGTTTATAGATTGATTTATTACTGTTGTCCCACCACCCATAGAATTTTTTGTGTTCATGTTGTTCATTATTTTGCCTGCGCTATGCGGCACAAATAATTCAGCGCCCCTTTCACCTACAATCATTGGTTGATTAGCATAAGCAGAACCGCCCCCTGCACTTTTTTTGCCAGTAGTCACCCCTGCATCACTTATGATTCCACCATATTGAATGCCTGCAACATTTGGAAATATATTTGCTAATATTCTGTTGACAACTTCTAATCTAAGAAAAATAGATATAATTTCACTAACCAAACTTTTTGAAAAGTCTTTAAAACTCTCTAAGGCATTTTCCCCATTCATTAATGAGTCAACAAAATCATCAGTAAATGCTTGTGAGCCTTTTATTATTGATTCTGCCATTAAATCTGTTGCAGCAATAACTTCATCCGTATCATCTAAATAATCTGTTATAGCCTGTGTTAATCCTTCAAAAGTGTCATAACCACCAAGAAGCTCTTTAAATATCTCACTTTTTCTTTTTTGTATAAGAGCATCACTTGCTTTAAAAGTATCGGCAATTAGATTGCCATCCTTATCTCTACCTACAGTACCAAAGGCTTCAGGATTTATTCCCATTTCAAGTTGTAGTTTTGTTTGAGCAACTTCCTCTAAAGTGCTTTTAAGTAAAGCAAAATCATTTGTAATTAATTCATTTAATCTATCTTTTGCTTTATCAACATCACCAATGAGATCATTAATAACTGTGAATCTACCAAAGGTCGTTGGATTTAATGCTTGTTGTAAGGTTGGTTGTAATTTGACCAAATCTTCAAATGACATACTTAAATCATCTACATCTTGTTTAGCAAGACCTAATATATGCAAAGCCCTCGCAGCCAGTATAAAATTTTCTAACATTGGTGATGCTTTTAAACCTTCCATTGTGAAGTTGCCCATAGATTTTGTAAAATCTATTAATGCGTTCATTGCACCAATTATCTCTGCTGTAACTGCGCCAAATGCAATTGCTAATGGTTCAAGGTTTACCACCACATCTTTTATCTTAATTACAAATTCTGTAAGTTCTTTGTTTAAACCTGCTTCACCTATTTGGACTTGAAATTCTGCAGTTGCATCAGCTAGGTTTGAAAAAGCACCACTAACTGTTTTTGCTCTTTCAGCTAAAGCTGTACCAAATCTTTGACTGCCTATTTCTCTAAGGTATTCTGTAATTGCTGCACCGCTTCTTTCAATAACCTTTGTTTGACCTTCAAATGTAGCTGAAATTTGATCGCCTTGTAGCTTTGCTACAATGCCAAACTGTTTAAGCATTTCCATTTCGCCTGTTGTAGCGTTAAATGTAGCTTGTGCAAGTTGAGTAATACTTCTACCCATGCCTGCAGCCAAATTACCAAAATCACGCATGGCTTCTTCAGTTGGCAAAACTCCTGCTTGATAAAGTTTTATAAATGCTTCAGCAACTTCATCAACTTGGAATGTGGTAGTAGCTGTAAATTGTCTAATTAATCTAAAAGATGCTGCTGCTTGTTTTGCGCCACCTGTAACGGCTCTAAGTGTTGCTTCTAAATCTTCAAATCTTCTATTAGTATCAATTATTCCTTTTAATGCAGCGCCAACACCAATAGTTGCTAAAATACCGCCTAGCTTACTAAATGCGCCATCAAGTTTTTTTGTTTTGTTTTGAGTTTTTTGCAGACGATTGTCTACACTGTCCATAGCTTTTCTTAGCTTTTTGGTTTCAGCTTTTATTTCTACTATTAACTGGTCAACTGTTGTAGCCATTAGTCAGGGTATAACTCCATTAAATTATCAAGTTCTGATCTATCCATAGGTTTTTGTTGATCGGCAGCATGAAACTGCTTAAAACCTTTTATTGATAGATACATTTCTCTAGGTGATAAATCCCAAAAGTCCATAGGTCTCATATTCATCATGCCAACACATATCATAAAGTAGTCTCCCCAAATAATAGGTGGCGTGTGTTCATCTACTCTATCGCTTTTTTTTTATCTTCCTCGTCTGAGTCATTGTCGTTTAAGGTAGATACCAAGAGTTTGGCTACCTCTGCAGAAGCAGTAACAATACCTATATCAGATATTATTTGCCCTACTTTTTTTTCATCAAAGTCATTACCGCCACCTCGCAGGGCATAGCGTAAAACGACTAATAATGTTCTTATGCGAACTTTGGCTTGTGATAGATTTTGTGCTAGTTCAAGAATCCCTGTGTCTAGTTCATC